TCAAGATTCACTAGAAAAAAACTTGATAGCAATGAACAAATGGAAGAAATCGTTGGACTGGATACAACTATTGACTGGAAAAATACAGGAGACAACTCCTATGATGGAGAGAAGCTTGCATTACTTGTACATGATGAAGCAGGTAAATGGGAAAAGCCAGAAAATATATTAAACAACTGGAGGGTTACAAAAACAACATTAAGATTAGGTAGTAGAGTTATAGGTAAGTGTATGATGGGATCAACATCAAACGCTTTAGATAAAGGAGGTAGAAACTACAAAAAAATATACGATGATTCAAACGTCAAGAAAAGAAACCGTAATGGACAGACTAGCTCAGGATTATATAGCCTGTTCATACCTATGGAATGGAACTACGAAGGATACATTGATTCTTTTGGATACCCTGTCTTTGACACTCCACAGTCCACAACTAAAGGAATCGATGGTCAAGAGATTGAAATTGGTGTCATTGAACACTGGGAGAATGAAGTAGATGGTCTTAAGGAAGATCCTGATGCACTTAATGAATTATATAGACAGTTTCCACGTACAGAAAAACATGCTTTCAGAGATGAAACAAAACAATCTTTATTTAATCTAACTAAGATTTACGAACAAATAGATTACAATGAAGATTTAAAACATTCAGGTGTTGTTACTCAAGGTAATTTTCAATGGAAAGATGGGGTACAAGATACCAGTGTTAGTTTTACTCCTAGCAATCAAGGTAGATTCTTTGTAACTTGGGTTCCTAATAGAGATCAGCAAAATAGATTTATAATTAAAAATGGAGTTAAGTATCCTGCTAATGAACATATGGGAGCTTTTGGCTGTGACTCATATGATATATCTGGAACAGTTGATGGTAGAGGATCTAAAGGATCATTGCATGGCTTAACTAAATTTAGTATGGAAGATGCACCTGCTAATTTATTTTTTTTAGAATATATATCAAGACCACAAACTGCTGAAATATTTTTTGAGGATGTACTCATGGCTTTACATTTTTATGGCATGCCAATATTAGCTGAAAATAATAAACCTCGATTATTATATCATTTAAAAAGAAGAGGGTACAGGGGCTATTCAATGAATAGACCAGACAAAACAATGCATAAACTATCTATAACAGAAAAAGAAATAGGTGGTATACCTAATTCAAGTCAGGATATAAAACAAGCTCATGCTGCTGCTATTGAATCATATATAGAATTATTTGTAGGTTACAATAACGAACAATATGGTACAATGTATCTTCAAAGAACATTAGAAGATTGGGCAGCTTTTGATATAAATAATAGAACTAAACATGATGCTTCTATTAGTTCAGGGCTTGCTATAATGGCTTGTAATAAAAATAAATATAGACCAATTGCCGATATCTCAAAAGAAAAGGTTAAGTTAAACTTTTCTAAATTTAATAATTACGGTTCAAGTTCACAAATAATTAAACAGAATGATTAATACTAGTAGTAATAGTGTCTTCCCTAGTCAGGTGGTACCTGAGGCGGAAAAGAGAAGTTTAGAATACGGTCTTGCAGTTGGGCAAGCTATTGAATATGAATGGTTTAGAGGAGGAAGAATAAATAGTAATAGATGGCAAACTGGTTTTGCTAATTTTGAAAGATTAAGACTTTACGCAAGAGGTGAGCAACCTATACAAAAATATAAAGATGAATTATCTATTAATGGTGATTTGTCTTATTTAAATTTAGACTGGAAACCAGTACCTATTATACCTAAGTTTGTAGACATAGTAGTTAATGGTATGAATGAGAAAAAATATGATCTAAAAGCTTATGCTCAAGATCCTGAATCTCAAAGGCTTAGAACTCAATATGCTACAAACATAGCTAGAGATATGTATGGTCAAGCTTTAATACAACAAGCAAAACAAACTACAGGCCAAGATTTTTCTCAGTCTAATATACCAGCCGATGAATTACCTGAGACTAAGGAAGAGCTTGAGCTACACATGCAATTAAGCTATAAGCAAAGTATTGAGATTGCAGAAGAAGAAGTTATAGACAATGTTTTAGCTAAAAACAAATTTGATTTAGTTAAAAAAAGATTAAACAATGATTTAACAGTTATAGGTATTGGAGCTTGTAAAACTAATTTTAATAGAGCTAATGGAGTAACAGTTGACTACGTTGATCCTTCTGACTTGGTCTATTCTTATACAAAAGATCCTAACTTTGAAGATATTTACTATGCAGGTGAAATTAAAGTAATAACACTACCTGAATTAAAAAAGCAATTTCCTAATTTAACAAATGAAGATCTTGCTAAAATAGCTAAATATCCTGGTCGTCAAGGATATATGAGAGGGCCTAACAATAATAATGATTTAGTTCAAGTTATGTATTTTGAATACAAAACTTATATAGATCAAGTTTTTAAAATAAAACAAACTGATCAAGGTTTAGAAAAAGCTTTAGAAAAACCAGATTTTTTTGCTCCTCCTCCAAGTGATAACTTTGATAGAGTTTCAAGAAGTATAGAGGTTTTATTTAGTGGTGCTAAAATAATGGGTTTACCTGAAATGTTAGAGTGGAAACTAGCGGAAAATATGACTAGACCCAATGCGGATACAACTAAGGTGTATATGAATTATAATATATGTGCTCCACACATGTATGAAGGAAGAATAGAATCTTTAGTGGGTAGAATGACGTCATTTGCAGATATGATTCAAATTACCTCTTTAAAACTACAACAAGTAATAGCAAGAATGGTTCCTGACGGAGTCTTTGTAGATGTTGATGGTTTAGCTGAAGTTGACCTAGGTAATGGAACAAATTATAATCCACAAGAAGCTTTAAACATGTATTTCCAAACTGGTAGTATAGTTGGTAGAAGCTTAACACAAGACGGTGATCCTAATAGAGGTAAAATACCAATTCAAGAATTACAAACGTCAAGTGGTAATGCTAAAATACAATCATTGATAGGTGTATATCAATATTACTTACAAATGATAAGAGATGTAACTGGTCTTAACGAAGCTAGAGATGGTAGTATGCCAGAGAAAGATTCATTAGTTGGTTTACAAAAACTTGCAGTCAATGCTTCTAATGTAGCTACAAGACATATATTAGATGCTAGTTTATATTTAACACTGCGAACTTGTGAAAATATAGCACTTAGAGTTGCTGACGCATTAAATTTTCCGTTAACCGCAAGCGCATTAAAAGAAAGTATATCAGTATATAACGTAGAAACTTTAAAAGAAATTTCTAAATTAAATCTACATGATTTTGGTATTTATTTAGAATTAGAACCAGATGAAGAAGCTCAAGCTCAACTAGAACAAAACTTACAGGTTGCACTACAAAGTGGAGGTGTTGACTTAGAGGATGTTATTGATATAAGACAAATAAAAAATATTAAGTTAGCAAATCAAATGCTAAAGCTTAAGCGTAAAAAGAAACAAGAAAAAGATCAAAAAAATCAAAAAGAAATTATAGCTGCTCAAGGTGAGGCTAATGCAAAAGCTGCAGAACAAGCTTCTTTGAATGAAGTACAAAAGCAACAAGCTATAACACAAGAAAAAGTAAGTATTGAACAAGCTAAATCTCAGTTTGAAATACAAAGAATGCAAACAGAAGCTCAAATTAAAAAAGAATTAATGGCTGAGCAGTTTCAATATGACTTACAATTAGCTCAAATGCAAAAGCAGACTATGAGCCAAAAAGAAGCAGATATTGAAGATCGTAAAGATAAAAGAACTAGAATACAAGCTACACAGCAATCTAAAATGATAGATCAAAGAAAAAATGATTTATTACCTACGGATTTTGAAGGACAAGATGGTATGAATGAATCTCAACCTCAAATGCCTTTACCACAAATACAACAACCTATGTCAGGACAAGAAGATATTGAAGTGACTGAAGAGTTGGTGTAATTTTTATTAATTTATATTATATTATATTATGTCAGAAATTGAAAAACAAGAAGGTGACTTTAAAATTAAAGCTAAAGTCATTAAACCAAAACAATTAAGTAAAGAAGATAAACCTATTAAAATAGACTTGTCTAAACCTAAAAAACTAGAAGATGCCATTCCAGAGTCAGAAACAAAGAATGTGGATGTGGATCAACAAGCCGGAGATGGCAAAGCAGTGGGAAGCGGAGGAGAACAGAAACCCGTTACCAATGCTGAAAAAGAACCAGTTGAAGCTGCAGAGCAAAAACCAGTTATTGAAGAAATAATTGAAGAGCCAAAGAAAGAAGAAGACGTTGTACATATAGGGGAAAAAATGGAAGAACCTGTTAAACAGGACTTAAAACCATCAGCTCCGAATATGGATTTACCAGAGAACATCGAGAAACTGGTTGAATTTATGAAACAAACTGGAGGTTCATTAGAAGATTATGTTAGATTAAACGCTGATTATTCTAATGTTGATAATGATACTTTATTAAAAGAATATTATAAAAAAACTAAGTCACATTTAGATTCAGAAGAAATTAACTTTATGATTGAAGATAATTTTGCATATGATGAAGAAGTTGACGAAGAGCGAGATGTAAGAAAAGCAAAACTCGCATACAAAGAAGAAGTTGCAAAAGCCAAACAGCATTTAGAAACTCTAAAAAGTGATTATTATCAGGAAATCAAGTTGAGACCTGGTATCACCCAAGAGCAACAAAAAGCTACTGACTTTTTCAGCCGCTACAACGAAGAGCAAGATGTAGCAAAACAACATCATGAAGACTTTAAGTCTAACACTAAAGAGTACTTTACCAATGAATTCAAAGGTTTTGATTTTCAAGTTGGTGATAAAAAATTTAGATATGGAATTAAAAACGTAAATGATGTTGTTGATAAGCAATCAAATATTGCCAATTCTGTTAAGAAGTTCTTAAACGAAAAAGGAGAGGTAAAAGATGTTAAAGGTTATCACAAAGCTATCTATGCCGCTGACAATGCGGATTCTATTGCACAACACTTTTATGAGCAAGGCAAAGCCGATGCTGTTAGAACTATAAGTGCTAAGTCTAATAATATTACTACTGAACCAAGAGCTACGGCTCCTTCAGATATTAGTGTTGGTGGATATAAAATAAAATCTGTAAGTGGTCTTGATTCTTCAAAATTAAAAATTAAGAAATCATTTAACAAAAACTAAAATTACAAATGGGAAATTTAACACCTGTGTTTGGAAGTATAATTCCATCACAACAACAGCAAATTCTTAATAGTAACTACCTAAATTTTACTGGTGGTGCTAACGATTTTGCTCAACAATACCTACCAGAGGTTTATGAAGCTGAGGTAGAAAGATATGGAAACAGAACTTTATCTGGATTCCTTAGAATGGTTGGCGCTGAAATGCCAATGACGTCAGATCAAGTTATTTGGTCAGAACAAAATAGATTACACATATCCTACAACGGTTGTTCAGTTGTAAGTGCAGCTGCTGCGGCTATTGGAATTATCCAAGTACCTACAACAGCTAACGTTTCTCCTGTTGCTGGAGCTGGTCAAACAGCGCCGGTACAAACAATTGGAGTTATTAATATTAATGACACTGTTGTTATTATGAATACTGTAACTGGAGTTACTTTAAAAGCTTTAGTTTCTGTAGCACCTGCTGCTGCTGGTGGTGCACAAAATACACAGTTTAGTGTAGTTGCATTTTCTGTAGCTAGTTTAGATACATTAGGCACTGGTGCAAACCTTAAAGTGTTTGTATATGGTTCAGTATTTGCAAAAGGAACTTTTGGTTCTGTTGCTGCTGCTCAACCACAGTTCACACAATTTTCTAATCAACCAATTATTATAAAAGACAGATACCAAATTTCTGGTTCTGACACTGCACAAATTGGATGGGTTGAAGTTGCTACTGAAGATGGTACATCAGGATACTTATGGTATCTAAAGTCTGAGTCTGAAACAAGATTAAGATTTGATGACTATTTAGAAATGGCAATGATTGAAGGTGAATTAGCCGCTGGAGCTGGTCAGTTTGCTGTACAAGCTGCTGCTGGAAATATTGCAGCTACTGGATTTGGTGCTGCTACTAGTGCTCATGGATCTCAAGGTCTATTTGCTGCTATACAAGCAAGAGGTAATATTATGCAAGGATTTTCTGCTAGTACAGGAATAAGTGATTTTGATCAGATTCTTAAAAATCTAGATACTCAGGGAGCTATTGAAGAAAACATGCTTTTCTTAAACAGATCTACTGATTTAGGTTTTGATGATATGTTATCGCAAATTTCAGGTGGAGCACAAGGAGGTACTGCTTATGGGCTTTTTGAGAATTCTCAAGAAATGGCTCTTAATTTAGGTTTCTCTGGTTTCAGAAGAGGTTCTTATGACTTCTATAAAACTAGTTGGAAATATCTAAATGATGCTTCTACAAGAGGTGGTGTTCAAGTGAACAACATTGACGGGGTATTAATCCCTGCTGGAACTTCAACTGTGTATGACCAACAATTAGGTTCAAACATAAGAAGACCATTCTTACACGTGCGTTATAGAGCTTCTGAAGCTGATGACAGAAGGTACAAACAATGGATCACTGGATCTGTTGGTGGTGCTTACACATCAAGTTTAGATGCAATGCAAGTACATTTTTTATCTGAAAGATGTCTTGTTACTCAAGCTGCTAACAATTTCGTATTGTTCCAAGCTTAAGATTATATTAAAGTTTATCCCTGTCATATTGGCAGGGATACTCTTTATTTTTATTAATTATATTATATCATATTATGTCAAAAAAAATGCAAGAACAACAAACTGTTGAAGCACCTATTATAGAAGCTCCAGTTGTTGCAAAACAAGAAATACAAAAACCCAAAAATACTTGGGAAATAAAAGATAGAGTTTATTATTTATTAAATAATAACTTTTCTTTAACATATACTTTACAAACTAAACACAATGCGGTTTATCCATTATTATGGTTTGATAAAGAAACAAACGAACAAAGAGAATTGAGATACGCAACTAATCAAAACTCATGCTTTGTTGATGAACAAAAAGGTGAATGCACCTTAGGTCATATCATGTTTGAGAATGGTACTTTAATAGTGTCAAAACAAAAACAAAATTTACAAAAGTTTTTAGATTGTCACCCAAGAAAAAGTTTTATTTTTGCAGAACATGACCCTAAAGTTGTAGCTGTGGATGAACTAGAAGAATTAGATTTAGAAATTGAAGCTTTAAATGCTGCAAAAGCTATAGAAGTAGATCACGCTGAAGCTATCCTTAGAGTTGAAATAGGATCAGCAGTTAAAGATCTTAGTTCTAAAGAGCTTAAAAGAGACATATTATTAATGGCTAAAAGAAATCCAGCAATGTTTTTAGAATTAGCTAATGATGAGAATGTTGGTTTAAGAAACGTGGCAATACTTTCAGTAGAACATGGAATTGTTAAACTATCTCAAGACCAACGAACGTTTCACTGGGGATCTAATGACCGAAAACTAATGACCGTACCTTTTGATGAAAATCCTTATTCAGCTATGGCTGCGTTTTTCAAAACAGATGAAGGTGTAGAAGTTTTCAAAACAATTGAGAAAAAGCTACATTAACATGTAACTATAAATATAGTGAAGGGTCACTTAAAACGTGGCCCTGTCATTATTAACTAAAATACTAAAATGGCAATAAACGTAAATACTGTATATCAAACCGTTTTATTAATACTAAATAAAGAACAGAGAGGTTATATGACACCTGTTGAGTTTAATAAAATAGGTGCACAAGTTCAATTAGAAATATTTGAAAAATATTTTGAAGATCTTAATCAGCAAATACGTATTCCACAAACAAACGTAGACTACGCGGATAGAGTCGTAAGTCTAGATGAAAAAATATCTATCTTTAAAGCTTCAGGTAGTAGTGCATACACAGCGGGTCCTCCTGCTTTCTTTTCTTTACCAGCATCTACCACTAACACGCCTCTTACTTCAGCCTTTACATCTACAGGCGCTGCTAATTACACAATTCCTAATACAACAACATCACAAACAGTACAAAACCCCGTTGTAATAGTAAACGGTGTTACACAAACAACTGGTTTTAGTTTTACTAACAATGTATTAACTTTTACAGCTGCAGCCACTCCTCCGGCTAATGTAGTGAATGCTATAGTAGTATCTCCTTCTGGTGCCGCTTCACCTAATGAATTTTCTGTACAAAAAAATGCTGCTAACGCAACAATACAAGTTGGTGCTAAAATAACTGGTACTAATACTGTTGGAACTCCTTTGGTTGCTTCTGTAGATAATGTTCCAGTTAATGGAGTTTTTATATTTCCAAACACAACACAAGCATACACAGCTGCTCAAACTTTAACATTTACAAATAGTATAGTAGTTTCAGGAACGTGGACAACACCTAATGAATCACCTGTATATAAATTAGGTGTAGTTAACGTAACTAGTGGTGCTTTACCAATTCACGAATTAGAAAGAGTTACTAGAGGAGAATTATATCATTTACTTTCATCTAACTTAACTAAACCTACATCACACTATCCTGTTTATTTATATGAAAATGAACAATTAATTGTCTATCCAACTAGTATAAACAGTGGTATATCTTGTGATTATATAAAAAAACCACTTGTTCCAAGTTGGGATTTTACTGTAGGATTACAAAATCAATATCTTTATAACGCTGCTACATCAGTAAATTTTGAAATACATCAATCAGAGCAAACAGAAGTTGTATTAAAAATATTACTATATGCAGGAGTTGTTATTAAGAGTCCTGAAATAGTGCAAGTTGCAGCGGCACAGATTGCTCAAGAAAATCAAAATCAAAAAAGTTAACACATGTCAACACCTAATGGTGGTTTAATAACCGAAACTAACAAACAATATTACGCTGGATCTCAGCAGAAATATATATCGGCAGCAGGTGCAGGCCAAACTATTACTTCTACTTTTAATATAGATTTAGTTGTTGGTGTTGGTTTTAATTATTCAGACCCTGCTAATCAAGGTTATAACTTAAACAATTTTAAAGTATTTACTAGTCCTAATGCAAACGTGTGGACTGAATTAACTTCATTAAGTACGAGCGTAGATGCTTTATCTAGTGGAATTAGTAATGCAGCTCAAAACAATCTAACTATTGCTACCAATGCAGCGGCAATAATAGGTAATTTATTTGCTGTAGTAGACAAAACTACTGGTGTTAACTACGGAACTATTGTTTCTAAAACAACCAATGGAGGTGTTGATACACTTGTAATGAGTGCTCCTCTTCCAAATATTGTAGCTAATAGCACTCAACTTAGTATTAGAAGAGTTACTGTATGGAGTATGGTTGGAAATATTGTTACCGTAATTGGTAGCTTAGCGGCAACAACGTATCTTAAGATTCAAATGAATGAGAATACCATGCATCAGAACAACGGTGACTATGAGTATACTAGACTTGTTGATGTTATTGATAACTTTTTAATAGCTTACGTAGGCGCAGGAAAACTTATACCAAGTATAAAAAGAACAGATGTAATTTTTCATGCTAAACGCGGGTTGCAAGAATTTAGTTATGATACTTTAAAAAGCATTAATGGACAAGAAGTAACTATACCTGACAGCTTATCTATTATAATACCTCAAGATTATGTTAATTATGTAAGATTATCTTGGATTGATGACATAGGAGTTCAACGAACAATATTTCCCGCTAATCAATTAACATCAAATCCTACAGAAATGCCTGCTCAAGATAATTTAGGTGTTCCTACTCAAGACAGTGTTGGTGAAAATGTACAAGGAACTTCACAAATGGAAAGCAGATGGGATACAAATAATCCAAGAGTTATTAGTGGAGGATATTTAGATACTAAATCAGCTTTAGAAGCTGGCTCAAACATATATCAATGGGATTTTAATCATATGCCTTTTACTGGTCAACGCTATGGGTTAAATCCAGAAACAAGTCAAGTAAATGGTTGGTTTACTATAAACGCTAGAACAGGTATGTTTAATTTTACTAGTGATTTAAAAGGTAGATTAGTGTTAATAGAGTATGTATCTGATGGAAACGCATATGATTTAGACATGAAGATTCCTAAAATGGCAGAAGATGCTTTATATTCTCACATTATACATGCTATTCTTTCTACTTCGTCAAACGTTCAAGAATACGTTGTAAGACGATTCCAAAAAGAAAGAAGTGCTAAATTAAGAAACGCTAAAATTAGATTATCTAATCTTAAGCTTGATCAAATAGTTCAAGTTATGAGACAAAAATCTAAATGGCTTAAATACTAAACATGGCAGAAATTAAAAACAGTTTTCTAAGATCCAAGATGAACAAAGACTTGGATGACAGATTGATACCTAACGGTGAGTATAGAGACGCTTTTAATATTTCTGTAGGTAAATCAGAGGATGATGACATAGGTGCCTTAGAAACTATTAAAGGTAATGTGCTAAAAACGGATTTTGGTTTAACTAATGTAAACATAGAGACAATAGGTTATTATTCAGATGAACCTAACAATAGGTTTATTGTTTTTTTAACAGATTATAATGATACAAACGATAATCCAACCCTTCCTTCTTCCACAAACAATTGTTATATATACGAATTTACTCCAGCAAATAATACACCAACATTATTAGTTAGTGGTATATTTCTTAATTTTTCTAAAAGTAATCCTATAACAGGGGTTGACTTAATAGAAGATTTATTGTTTTTTACAGATAACAGAAACCAACCTAGAAAAATAAACATAACAAAAGCTTTAAGCTCTTCAATTTACTATACTCAAGAATCAGATATTTCTGTTGCTACATATAATCCTTACGAAGGAATTAGTTTAATTAATAAAACTTCTAAAGCTATAACAGTTGCTTCAACTGGTAATACTCTAACGGTTGCTGACAATGCAGGTGTAATTGTAGGTATGTCAGCTATTATATATACCGTAAACAGTGGATTAGAAGTAAAAGACTTTGCTAGAGTTATTAGCTTAGGTGGTTCAACAACTATTGTTTTAAGTAAAACTGCAACAATCGCACAAGATATTATTGTTTATTTTTATAGTACAACAATGACTGGCCAAGATATTACTTTAAATTTTAATGGTGGACTTGCGTGGCCTGGTGATCCGCAATTTTTAGAAGATAAATTTGTAAGATTTAGTTATAGATTTAGGTTTGATGATGGTGAATATTCTATAATGGCACCATTTACTCAAATAGGTTTTATACCTAAACAAAAAGGTTATTTATTAGAAGGCCAAGAGAACTCAGCTTTTAGAAGTACAATTCTTGAGTTTATGGAAAACGGAGTTCAAAATATTGAATTAAAAATTCCTTTACCTGATATTCAAAATAATATAGGTGTTGAATCATCTTCTACTTATAAAATTTTAGCTATTGATATCTTATATAAAGAATCAGATGGACTGAGTGTAAAAGTTTTAGATACTATAGAGTCCATAGGAACTAGTACTACAAGTAATGAATATATTTATAAATATCAATCAAGAAAACCTTTTAAAACTTTACCATCAGAGCAAACCGTAAGGGTTTATGATAAAGTTCCTGTTAAAGCTTTAGGTCAAGCTGTATCTGGAAATAGAGTTATATATGGTAATTTTTTAGACAAATATACAGCTCCAAGATTACTTAACTATAGAGTTAGTGTTTCTAGTAAAAACACTACAAGTAGTGAATATACAAACTGGTCTGAATACCCAAACCATTCTTTAAAACAAAACAGAACTTATCAAGTTGGTTTTATATTGTCAGATAAATACGGTAGACAATCAGACGTTATACTATCTTTAGTTGATTTAAA